CTAGTGTCATATCGCCTGAACCTGCTGGTGTGTAGTAGCCTAAAGTACCGCCTGATACTCCCAAGAATGTTCCGTTGCTTCCCTGTGCAAGCCTCGTGGTCGAGGCTGATATTCTTGCAATAATATCTCCGTTTGTAGTAAGAGGGTCTGCAAAGCCAGAAGATGGTGCAGCAAACGTACCGTCACCACGGTAGAAGGTGGTAGCGTCACGTGTTCCTGCTCCTGCGATCTTAACGTTAGTAACTGCGTTGTCAGCTATACGGGCGGTCACTACAGCATTGTTGGCTATAGTAAGTGCAGTTGCACCCGTTACTTCGCCTGTGTGTGTTGCATTGGTAACTTTAGCATTATTGGCTGTGATGTCAGAGGCTTGACCTGCTGTGATACCAGTCTTTGCGGTGTTAAGTGCAATAGCCGTGTCCATTGTTTCGACTTTATCTCGTATGGCGTTCTTTGTAGCACCGTCTGTGTTGGCGTTCCAGGTAGTAGCGTTGTAGGCTACGTCACTAATTGTTGGGATTGTCGGACTTCCTGTTAAATCGGAGTATGCACCAGTAGTTGCAACTGTGGCTAGGTCTCCAGGTTGTGTTGATGTGTCTGCGAGAACAAGAGAGGCAATAGACCCAGCGTTTAATGCAACGATTGGGTTGATTGGGTCTGTTGCGTTTACTGCTATTCCTGTTCCACCTACAACAGAGTCTACTTGACCGCCTCCACCGCCTCCTGCAATAGTTTGAGGAATCCATTTGGATGTTGCGGTATCATATGCAAGAGCCTGATTGTCTAGGGGTGTGCTTGCGATAACTACGTCAAGAAGTTCGCCGAGGCGTTCTGTCTTGGCAACGTAGCCATTGACCTGACTTCTAGTAGGCTTTGGCGGTTCTGGTGATAGACCAGACTGCGAGGATGGATCGAGCCTAAGCCTCATTTGTTGCCTCACTCAGAATCTTATAGTTCCAAGAGGCTGCGTTAGAGAATGCCTTGTCATAACCACCACTTCCAAAGATGTAGCGCATTTTGTTTTCACGTACCTTGTTCTCTATAATGTACCAACCACCGTCAAGGTTTACGAACCCGACATACTGTAGGTCGCCGTCGTCTTTTAGGTCGTGGGCTTTGTAGCTTGCGAGGTCAATGGTTTCGTTTTGTTCTACAACTATAACTTCGTCTTTTGTTTGACTTTCGATAAATGCTTGAATAGATGACTGGACTGTTGCACCGTAAGCATTGAGGGATGTTCTGATAGAGCTTTCCAGTGAGGCGGTATCAAATGGTTTACCTGCAAGAGTTACGGGGCTTGTTTTGATCGTTTTAAGCAATTTGACGGTCTCAGAGAGCGACTTTGCTACTTCATTTGACTGTTGAGCTGTATCTTTGGCTTGCTTCTCTGCTAGGGCCTTATATGCGGTCATAGCTTTAGTAAATACTTCTTCAATGGTTGATGTGCCGTTGTTTACATCTTCGATAGCTCCCGACAGGACTTCGTTAAGTTTGCCAATACGTTCCGTAAAGGCATCAGGTGATGACATAACAGCAGGAGAGCCAAGCATCATAAGTTCATCACGGAGTTTGCGAGCAAATACGCTACCCATGTCGTCAATCTCTTGACCTTTCTGCTTCTTCTCGGCAGACTCTAGGCGCTTCTGTTTGATAATATCTTGAGGTTTCATTGTCCTGTTTCCTTATCTTCGCCCGTGTGCTGTCGCATTTGTCTTTGTATTCTCTGCTCTGCTTCTGAATCGTGAGCTTTGGCGGCACGTATGAGTTGTTCTCTTAAAGACATAAGCTTTGTGTCTTTAATTTGATTTGTTATCTCACGGTGTGCCATATCTGCTCTTAATCTGACGAACCTACTAAGTGAAAAGTCATTGCGATCTTTGTTTAGTCTTTCAAGGTCGCCAGTTCTTCCGTACATGTTAATTAGTCGTGAAGTTAATGCGTTCGGTCTTACCGTGGTTGAACTGTGCGCCCGGCCCTAGTTCGCTCTCGTCTATAAGGTCGCCTTGTATATGTACTGAGGCAAGGTCGCTTGCACCGATGAGGTTTAGCACGTGGTCTACGCTGACGTTAAAGATTCGTGCAATGTCTTGAATTGAACGACTGCTCTTTTGATACGCATCAACAATCTTTTCGTCTTGCGTTAATTCTTTTACTTCTTCTGGTTCTTTAGTAGGCATTTCTTACTCCCTATGTTAGTGATTGAATTATACCATAAGTATTACCAAGGTGCGAGCGGGGATTGCTCCCCACTCACTGAGGTCAAGACTAAGTCTGGCCTGTAGCACCTGTTTTGATGTCGATCAACCAACCTGCGTTCAAAGTCTTACAGACATACGATGCAGCCCAAGCGACAGTTGAGAAACGACCAGCAGGGTTGCCAGAGTCAATCTTTGTGCTAGGGATGATGTATAGCTGAGGCTTGTCACCTACAAGGTCGATACAACCGAATGCGTCTGAACCGTGTACGAAGTTTGAGAAAAGGTCGGCGCTTGATGCACCAGCGTTTACTGCTTCGTATTGGTTAGGGCTTTCAATCAAACGTACACCAAGAATCTTACCTAGTTCGCCGTTGTATAGGCGCTCTGCGCCGTTGTCGTAAATGTCGGCTGACAAGAACGTAGCGTCTTTAGTAAGGTCGTAGCTAGTGTTCGGGCCAAGTTTACCCATCCATGGGGCAATTCGGTCTTGGAAACGACGAGCTTTGTTTAGCTTGAGTGTTCGAGTTGCGAGGCGTAGTTCTTCAACACTTAGAACATCGGTAATACCAATGTCAGTAAGTGCAGCTTTACCACCAGCACGTTGTGCTGTTGCGCCTGTAAACAATTCGTTACGTGTGATTTCATCAAGAGTTTCACCCATGTTCTGACCAACAACTTCGATTTTCTCTTTGTTGTTAGCGTCGATTGAGGTGAGGCTCAAGAATCGGCTTATCTTTACAGTAGTACCGTATTCAACAAGTGTTGCTGAAACGTTAGTTGCTGAAAGGTTTACTTCGGCAGGGTTTACACCCTCTGTTAAGGCAGTGGTAGCAGTTGCAAGAGGGGTGTGTCGTGTGTAGACAACAGTTTTACCTTCGTTTGCAGGTAGGCTACGCATTTGTCCGCCTTGGTTAAAAATGTATTCGTACTCAGCACGTGCAAGGAAAACCTTGTCGTAGTAAGTACTCATTTCCTGGGTTAATCCAGTAGTTACTTGAGCGACCATAGTGTTTAATCTTTCTTAGAAATTAGTTATAGCCGTGTTACCGTCGAATTGTGCCGAGCTTTGCTTCCATCTCTGTAATAGAGAGTTCGGCAAACGGCTTCTCCTTTGACGTAATGTCAGAGGTTGTAGCATTCCCACGTGGAACAGCGGCCTGTTGCTTGTGGGCTAACGATTCGAGTGTATCTCGCTTCGCTTGTGACTTGACTGAGGCTGTAGCGCTTGTGTCGCCTGCTTTAGCCATAGCGTATGATGCTTTGAGTATTGCTTCTGCACTACCGTAAAGTCCTGCTTCGGCTGCAATCTTTGTCATTTCTGACTCGTATTGGCGAGCTTCTGGGTTGCCGTCAAAGAAATCACGTATTTGGCCTTTTACTTCCATTGCGTTTAATCTTTTAAGCAATTCAGGGTCTTGTCCTGTAGCTTGTGCAACCTGTTCGCTAGATGCGTCAGACATAGAGATCATTCCCTTTTCTAACTCACCCGTCTTCTGGGTTGCTTGATGCATTTTCTTCTGTGCTTCTATAGCCATTTTAATAGCTTTGCGGGTGTTGTCGCTATCTAGCTCCAAACCTTTATCTTGTGCGAACTTCAACACATCGTTATCTTCAACGGGTGCTTGTTCAGCTTCGGTTTGTTGCTCTGGTTGGTCAGTTTCCTGAACCGCCTCTGTGTTGTCTACTACTTCTGGTTGTGCTACTTGAGCGCCAGCGTCTTGTGCGACTACTTCGGTTGTGGTTGTTTCTTCTTCCATACCTTTTCCTTTGTCTTATCACTAGCCCAGAAGATGAGTTGGTTACACGGGCTAGTGTCTTTTAGACAGTTATTTTGACTGACCCCAACTCATCGTCTAGACTTATGATACTATTTTAGCTTGACCTCCTGCGATATAGCGATCAGCTCATTCTTAACCGAACGGATACCGGCAGCACGTGACGTGAAGTGACTAGCACGTTCAGGTTCGCCCTCTGCTTTCTTGTGTTCTTCATCAATGAGCCAATCCAACTTTTTAACAAACGCCTCACCAGCGGGGCTAGACAAGTAATCACGGTTCAGCCGCCGAAGTTCAGAGTTTAGCTGTGTAAGTTCGGTCATACTTGTCCTGCTCCTGCAATCAGCTCTTGGACTTCTGGTGGCAATGCTTCAATAGGTGGCAGTTCGCCCTCCGTTGGCATCACTTCACCCTCGATAGGCATACCGTCCATTGGCATCTCCTGTCCTTGCTGTGCCATTAGTTCTTCTTGGTTTATCATCAGCATATCTACTTCATCTGGGTCTAGGTCGAAGCCACGTTGCAACGCCAGCTTCTTTAGCTCTGGCTGGTTTACGTCTGGGTCATTAAGAAAGGCGGCCAGTAGTTCCTTAGAGTTGGCGGCTTGTTGCTGTTGTCGTGCCTGTACGGTGATGTCGAGCTGTACACGTGGTTCGTAATTGTCCTGGAAGTCTTTAGGGTCAAACTCTTCCCAATTTGCACCCTTCTTGCCGACTACTTTAACCATCATAGGTTCTGTAACGTATAGCTTGACCATCTCAAAGACAATCTTTGCCATACGGTGGAAGTAGCCGTTTTCTATTTGCGTGACCTTTAGGCTGATGCGCTGACCAGCACCAGCGATCTGTGCGTTAATCTCTGTAGCGGTTACCTGATTATCGCTAGAGCCACCACGCACCAC